CACTAAAACCCTCTGCAATTTTTCCGCCTGGTTTAATCGATGAATAATCATCGACTATTTTGCCACCTGGCTTTATGTTGGAATAATCTTCACTACTCATTATGATTTACCTTGCAAACGTTGCGCTACCGACAAAGGTACCACATGTCGTCCACCATCTGGGTCTATATAAGTTACCATTTTTTCACCACCTCCTTGTGATTGTGCAACATTTTGCTCGACTTGCTGAGCCGCCATAGCCGCTGTTTCTGGCAAAGGCTCTTCAAAGTTCTCAGGCAATGCATAAACTTTTGAATAATCTCGTTTTGGCAAATTAGGATTGGTTGATTGAATTTGTTCAATCGCTTTTAAATCGCCACTATGTTGAGATTTTATGTAATTAACTAGAGAAGCAATTCTTCCTTTGTTTGCTAAGTAAGATGCTTTAACGTTAGGTTTTGCATTCTCAAATGCTTTAAAATAGCCAAACGCGGGCCTGCTACTAATTTCACCGGTTAAATTTGCTTGGATAAGCTGAGAATCTGAGCGCAACCTATTGGCAGCCTCATTCGGAATTGCATTTAAGTAATCAGCCCAGTTAACAAATCTTCCCGAAGAGTACGGGTGCTCTTTAAATACTTCTTTCATGTCTTGAAGCGGCTCTGCTATTTGCACATAACCATGCAATCGGTTTGTAATATTGCTTAAATCTTTAGCATCTTGAGTAGAGGTTGCCTCACTTCCTTTCTCCATTTCTTGCATTTGAAGCTTTTGCTCTGGTGTCATAGGGCTTGGCGCAAGTGGGTCAATGCCTGTTGCTCTTTTAATCAAAGCTCTGGCTATATTTCGTTTGGCAGGATCATTAATCGAAGATAAAACATTTGTTATATTTTGCTGTTGACCACCAGTGCTCAAACTTCCGTCCTGACCAGACAAAGAATTAATTAATTGTGTCATATAATTAACTTGTTGCTGGGGGTCTCTAGCAAACTGTGATGCTGCAACATTTTCGTTGAGCCCGGCAGTTTGTGCTTTTTTTAACGCCTCATTATACGGCATCATTTCTTGCGCTTGCTTTATTTGCTGTTGTTGTGCACGTCTAGAAGCAATTGCATTAAGCAATTGATTCATTACTCCAGCGCCTTGAAAAAAACTTTCAGAGCCAGATTGTGGAGCAGGTAAATTAGATGCTGTAGGCATTTTTACCCCCTATAACCAGTTTGTTTATCATACGAATTTGGTAAGAAATAATTTAAAGCTGCATCTGCACCCACGCCTAATATTCTATTTAGCGCGCTTGGGGCAGCCATGTCTTTACCGTATTCTAAACCCGACATAATATTGCCGCCTTGTAAAAGTCTATTTGCATCACTTTCTGCCGCGCCTACGCCAGTACTAGCAGCGCCATAACCGGTCCCATAAAGATTTTCACCCAAACCTAATCCAGCCATATATTTTTGCATTAAATTATTTAAATATTGTTGTTGGTCTCCTGCTACAATTTGACCACCTGTATTTTCGATGTTTTGCAATGCAGCACTTGAACCTAGAAGGCCCATTGAACTTGCCGCATCTAAACCCTGTTCGCGTGATTGACCTAGCAAATTCTGTGCATAAGGGGATGTTTGATAGCTTTTCATCCATTCAGCTTGTAAAGATGCTGGATCTAAAAGCTGAGATAAAGCGCTAGAAAGTTGTCCACCAGCTTGGTTGCCTCTATCTATATAAGGATTAAGCTGTTGTCGTGCTTGTTGGCTTTCTTGCTGAGCTTGTTGTAAATATTGCGATAAAACATCTTCCGCATCTTTGTATGCATCATGCTGTGAGCTACCTATACCTAAAAATGCCATTTTATCTCCTACGGATGCAATGTATTAATTGCGTCTTCAATTTGTTGAACAATAATATTAATTTGATCTGATATTTCCCTTAGCCAAGATTCTAATTCCCTGCTAACTTCTTCATTTTGCATTTGTACTGTGTCAACTCGATTAAATTGTACTGCCATAATTACCCCACAGATACGCGTTTAACAGATTGTATAGCCCCTAGAACAACGATTGCCCATGGGCTTACCGCAACTAATTTGTAAACTCTATTTTCAGATATACCAAGTTGATACCATCTCATTCGCCACCGATAATGCCCTAATTGACTAAACTCTCTTACATCTGCACTATAAAAGCTAATGCCACCGTCATCAGAAAAAAGTAACTCAACATGTGGTTTATACCATTCATCGTAAACATCATCTCCTAATGACGGTGAAGGAACTGGCGGATAATACGTATTTTGGCTTTCGCCAAACACAAAATCAATTTGCACATAATCAGTCTGAAATTGTACATAATCAGGTTCAAAAATAATTGGCGTTACTAATTCATACCTAAAAGGATAAGCTAAATATGCATTTTCTGCTTGTGGATCTGGTTGTTCAGGGTTTCTTGTTTCGTTAACATAATAATCACCGCGCATTTGATACACCGTGTTTTCACCTTCAACGGTGACTAAATGCATATCATTAAAATAAATATGTTTTTGTGTTTTGCACCGCTCATCATTTACCTCTATTGCTCGTCCCCATGTCCCAGCGTCAAAATTATATTCAATACAATTAGCTGAGTCAGTGATATCTAGTTCACCAAAATCTAAAAATTTTCCAGCAGCAACGCGGTAAAAAATAGAATCTTCATATTGATATAAAAACCCATCTGAATTGTCTGCTAAAAATGGTGCCAACCCCGAATTGTTAATTGTATTTTGCAATAACGTGTTAACAGCTGGCGTTGATATGGGTTTTGGTAAACCACCGTTGCTTGCCATAAATTGCGCCAAGCCATCACTATTTCGTGCAAGCCAAACAATTAAACCAAACCCAACAGCTAGCGAATTATAATCAACTAAACCAACATCCCATCCCCATGTTGTATTTTTTTTCCATGGAAAGCTTGCTGCATTAAACTGGCTTGGGTAATTAGACCAAATGCCGGTGGTAAAATCTGTAAAAATATAAAGCCTATTATGCGCTACGGCCATTTGCCTAATAATGCCTGATTCTTGATCAAACAAAGCATTCCCGTTAATAGTAAAAGTCGTTGCAGGATTAAAAGTGCCTCCCAGGTTAATGTCTGTTAGCCTAAATTCCGTGCTGTTTAACGCCGACACAGCAAAACGATTACCAAATGCTTTAACAAATGTTGGGTTTTCTGGCGCATTAGCATCCGTAATTGTAGTCATTGTTTGCGCTGTTTCATCGATAACATAAACATTAACTTCATCAGTTATCATGCAAAATGTTGCTACAGTTTGACTACCACCAGGCGTTTGAATTGCTGGCAAAAAACCAAAACCAACAAAACCACTAGTCCGATTAAAATCAGGGTTTGGCAATAAAAAAACATTAAAAAATTTATCAACTTGGTAAATGTTTGAACCGACAACATAATAAGAAAAAGAAATTGATTTAAAAATTTCTCGAGGTTGTTGTTCAAAAATTAATCTATTAATGTTTTGAAAGTTAATATGTCGACGACCCATCGTTGGATATAAAGCAAGTTCTTTTTTGCCAAGCTTATCTTTGACAATATAAAAGTTAGCCGAATCTTGAGGGCAAAACTGCTTAAATCGAGCTTTGTTAAAATGAGAAAATATAGGCAGTTCTTTAATTTTGCTAGCGGACATTAGACGCCCGCCTCGACTCGCCACGAGCCATTTAGCATAAACGGTGTTTCCTCGATGATTGTTAAATCAACAGGACTTGTAGCAATGACATTTGATAAGGCCTCGTTATAGCGTTGTTCTAATTTATCCGTCCACGCATCTTGCCGGCTTTTCCATAACGCTAAATCTCTAGCTAATGCAAAATATAAAAAACGATGATATGAGCGAGGTATAAACGACATATTCGTTAACAGACCAACCTCAGCAAACTCAAACTTACCATAAACATGCAAATCATAAGTTTGAGAAGGTGCACCATACAAGCGAATTCTTGTTAAATCAGTTTCAAAATAAACAATAGCTAGCAAAGGCAATGTTTTTAATGGATCGTATTTATAAGAGCTTTGAAAAACATTTCTGTTTTCAATAGTCAGCGGATATGTCACACCATCACTAACTAGCCAAGCATCTTGTAAAGAAACCAAACGGCCATTAGTGACGTCAGGTGTCGGCATAAAGCTAGGGCTTCCAAACGTTACATCTTCATCACCATCAGTTACTGGATGCACAATTTCATTAGCGATAATTTGATTTAACCCAGTCAAACCAAAACTTTTTAACAAATCATTTAATATCCTAATGCCATCTGACATGTCAGAGTCATGAAGTGGAACAGTAGGCGATTGAGGCGTAATTAACCGGTATGAGTTTTTAACAAACTCACCAACGGTGATTGATGATAGAGCCATTCCGCCTCCTTAAATCTTTAACACATCACCTTTTAATTGACGTGTTTTTTTTATTTTCTTTTCTTTTTTAGATGGGATATCGGCAATCGTGTTATAAAAAATGCCTGAGCCAATCAACTCTTGATATTCTTTCCAGCTTTCAGCCAATTTTTTTTTACCATTTGCATCATAGACATTTGTTCTAAATGTTTTTTTATCAACAAAACGGCCTAAATACTCTACTTGCTCTCTGTCTTCCATAGCATCCTCAGTTAAAAGGAGGGGGACATTATGTCCCACCCCCTAAGACTACATTATGAACGAATTCTGATAGCGAATTCGGGGTTAATTTGACGTCCAGCCAAAATATCAACCCTATCTCGTTGTTTGTAGTTAATGATGTCACCGCCAGCTGTGTAAGTCATAGAAAGCTTATATAAATCACTATAAGCTGTGTAGACTTCTACGCCACCTTTCAATTCAGTGATTGGAGGAGCAGCAAAAACAATCGCTTGGTTATGGAAGAACATAGAAACGTTATGGTCTTCAGCTAGGAATATTTGCGCACCATTTGGAATAGCAGCACTAATATTTTGATAAGCGCCAGTAGTAATAATTTCTGGATCAACAAGAATTGTCGCATTACCTGCGCCGTCAGAAATGATATCTTCAGATACTACAAATTGCGCCCGCTGAGGTAATGTTTCGCGTGTAATTGGGTTAACCATGAACACGCCGTCATCTTCATCAATTTCTATGCTGTCGCCTTTTTTAAAGACAACAGTAGATGCTTGAACGCCAGTAACGGGGATTGAGTTACCGCTTGAAATTGGCCCTGTAACTACACCGCCTAACTTAAAGCCGGTGGGAGGTGAACCGCCAGATTCGCCAGCGCCAGCAACCTGGCGTGTAAAGAACACAGTCTCAAAAATATCCATGCCAGCAGCATTACCGATGAAACCATCTATTAAAGCGCCTGTATTGATAATTTTGTTAAAAGAACCATCAAGGTCGCGTGATAATTGAGCAGATTGGCGATACGGCAATGCTAAATAACGATTATCATCGTCAGGGATGGCCATTTCACCAGCATATGCGCGGCAATCTAGCAAAGTGTCATAATCAA